CTTTTTGGCGGAGGCTCGCCCCTTGGCGTTCAAACCGCCAGTTGGGCTTTTCCCCTCTTTCCTCTGCCATGCTGGAGACTTAGCCACAATTAATACATCTTGCAGGGCTTGTTACGAGCCAAACCTACACCACGCGGCGTAGTGGAACCAGAAGGAGCCACTGTTTTGCGAGGGGTCTGCTTAGCGCCACCTTTAGCCATGTCTTGCTTCTGTGCACCGGGCTGAACTTCGCCTTGGTACTGATCATCTGCCATTTTTGCTGCTCGTCCCATTTTGGACTCCTTATCCGTAGAAAATTGTTGTGTGAACATCGGCTGCAAGAAACACCCGAATACCGTTCCGCGCAACGATGCCGTCGCCGGGGATAACAACTGTGTAGGCGGTCGCATTGGAGGCATCTGCCTGCATCAATACACTGGTGTAGATTGTTACGCTACCACTTGCTGCGCCACTGTTTGCCACAGTGACCGTGAATGTGTTAGTGCCTGTTACAGTGACTTGATAAGGATTGTCTGTCAAATCCCAATCCAAGTACACCCACTGACCTGTGGTCAAGCCGTGATTTGCGGAAGTGATCGTAGCTGTGGTAGTTGCGCGTGCGTAAGTACCTGCGGCAGAAACATTGTCCACAAACGTGGTATACCCTGTGGCAGAACTGAACGGGAAAATTACTGCGCCTTTTAGACGCACACGACCGCCGATCATTAGACCAGAAGCGGAGGCGTGCGTCGATCGTACGTCATATTGAATCATAATTAATCTCCTTGTAAACGGGGGCCGAGGCCCCCTAGATCAATTAAGCAGTACGGGTAAACACGTAGGCTGTTGCGCTTGAGAACATGATGGTGAAACGGGCAAGGCCAGTAACACCCGAAGCAACTGTCAAATCACCAAAACTACCGGGGGTGTCAGCAGCAGCGCTAGACAAAATACCGTTTGTGGCAACAGCAATCGTCACTGTGTTTGCACCAGCGGTGTTATCCACATACAACTCCAACACAGTACCGCGAACCGCGCCAATAGCAGCACCAAGCGCTGTGCCTGTAGGCAACGTGATAGTTGTAGCAGCGGCAGATGTGGAAGTGATGTAGCCAGTTGCAACTTGTGCTGCAGTGGCTGTAGCCGTTGCGTTAATTGCGGCTGTTGTGGGGTGATTTTGGTCTGTAAAAACCAGATTTGTAGTTGTCAAATTTGTAGTTGTCAAATCTGTAACGCTGGTGGCTGCGCCAAATGTAGCGTTGACCGTGATTGCGCCAGTGGTGGCGTTTTTAGTGATGGATTGGAAGCCATTCTGGGAACGAACGGGTCCATTAAACGTGGTAGCTGCCATGATTTTTCCTTACATACAAGTTAGGCGCATCAATCTGTATGTCGTCAGCCGGGACTGTTTGATGCACCGGAAAGCCCGGATTACTGTGTTTATATCATGGCTTTTTCAGCAGTGCAACCATTATTTTTCTTGTCACAATTTTTTGGCATCATACGATCATGAAATATAGCATTGTCCATGCCGATATTGATCTACCAGAAATAGTAGACCTATTGACTGTGCTCCAAAAGACATGCCTTCCCCACGACAAAATTTACCCGCTTACAAAAGGATATTGGTATGTTGTTTTTTCAGAAACCGGTGAAGCGGTTGGCTTCGGTGGTATTGTCCCCTCTACTCGTTGGTCTGACACTATGTACCTATGCCGCGCAGGCGTTGCACCAGCTCATCAAGGACAGGGACTCCAGAAGCGGCTTATCCGACAGCGTATTAAAGTGGCCAAAAGATTAGGCATGAGTTGGGTCATCACAGACACCAACGAAAACCCTGCGTCTGCTAACAGTTTGATAGCTACAGGTTTCAAAATGTTTGAGCCATCTCAACCTTGGGGTTTAAAAACGGCACTGTACTGGAAGTACCGGATCAAACATGCCGTATAAAGACGAAACTGTTAAGAAAACTAAACAAAAGACGTATGCAAACACATACTATGAAAAAAATAAAGCGACCATAATCGCCGCAAGTAAAGCCTCGGCTAAGGCATATAAAAATCAGTGGCGTAGCTTTAAAGCTACATTAGCTTGCATAAAGTGCGGGCAAAACCACCCGGCCACGTTTGACTTCCACCACATAGACAGCACCACAAAAGAAGCCTCGGTCAACAAGCTGATAAAAAACCGGGCTTTTAAACGGGCCATGGAAGAAGTCAAAAAATGTGTTGTGCTTTGCTCTAACTGCCACCGCATACACCATCACGATGAACGTGAAAACAAGAAAGCCAAAAAGAAGGGGGCCGCAGCCCCCTGATATCACTCTGTTTTAGCAGCTTCTGCTTCAGCAGCCGCAACTTCATCTTCATCTTCGTCTTCAAACTCGTCGTCAAGCACGGCAACAGCTTCGTACTCAACAGCCCAACCGTAATTTTCCTGAAATTCCACAAACTGTTGGAAAATCTCAATCATCTCAAAATCGTGAGTCTCAATAGACAGCTTGTTGTTGCCAAAGTAGCCAAATTCCATTTCAAATTTCATGATGTGCCCCTAAAATTTATGCAACCACAGCGGCTGCAAGTCCATCCTAGTTTAACTTTATGACAAGAAAAAGGCCACCCAAAGGTGGCCTTTAGTACGCAAACTGCGTATGGATTAAGCGCCGGGTGAACCGTAAGCGCCACGTGGGTCAGACCAGCCGAAGCTGTAACGCTCACGAGCCTTGTAACGAACGTTACCTGTGTCAAAGTCGCCTTCAAAGGCTGTCTTGATAGGTGAGCGCTCGAACATTTTCAAGCCGTTAGGTGCATCAGTGATGATGAACCAAGCGTTTACGTCTGTCAAGTAGTGGTTGACAGAGTAGCCTTCTGGAAGCATGCCCATAGACTTGATAGCGTTGATGTCGTTATCAGCAGTGCCAGTACGCAAAGTGCTCTTCATCAGGCGCTCTGCAGTGAACTGCAGTTCCTTAGGAACAATCATCTTGCGGCCAGTCAAAGCGACCTTCAAGCCACGCTCGTCGATAAACGCTGCGATGTCAATCAAGGCTTGCTCCAACGATGTCTCGTTCAAGTCTGCAGGCACTGCGGGAGTGTTTGCATAGTTGGAAGACAAAGCAGTTGGGTGGGCTGTAGAGAACAATGCAACGCCGTCGCCGCCGGCATAGTTGCCGCCAGTGAAACCGTTGTTCAACACAGAAGCAGCTTTTACTTGCTTTGTGAAGCTCATTGAACGAGCCATAGCCTTGGTATAACGACCTGACAAGCGGTCATACAAGTTATCTTCCACAGCTTCCTCTGTCAACGCGAAAGCCATAGCAACGGTTTCGTGTGTGTAGCGGGCTGTGAAGGATTCCAGTGCTGTGTCGTACTGAACGCCGGCACCCTCAGTTTTCACTGGAGCAGAACCGAAGCCAGTCAACATGACCTCTTCTTCAAATGCACGGTCAGAAGTCTCGATAGAGAAGATCTGCTCGTGCTCGTTTTCGTAACGCTTGTACTCTAAGCCGAACAGTGCGTTCAGGCCGGGCTCAAGTTCTTTTACTAGTTGGGAACGTGTAATAGCCATGATTATGCTCCGTCAGCAGCAACGCCGGTACTACCGTACTGGTGTTGATTAAGTTTAACAACAACCACAGCGTATTGACCCAATTCATTGTCAGGCTGATCGCTCAAACCAACAATTTTCATAGTCAATGCAGCAGTCTTCGCGGGTGTTCCCAATGTACCGTTAGAAATACCAGTCACAGTGCTACCAGTTGTGGAAGCAGTAGGATCAGCATTCTTACCGATCTCGGCTTGAGTAATAGTACCCGCAGCTTGGATCAAGAACAATTGGTTGGGGTCATCCAACACTTCGCAAGCAATGATGCCTGAAGTGATATCGACGCTACCGGGGTAGAAGTTTTTCCATGTGGGCTTGCCCGCACGGGTTGGGTCATAGTACTGGCAACCGTTGAACACGCCTGTGGGGGCGGTGTGCGTGGATGCGTCATACTTAATGATGTAGCCGTCGTATACGACAACTAAATCGCCTTGGAAAATTGCTCCGGCTTGGTTATCCGCAATTTGATAGCCATACTGCTTCTGGGCTCCAGTAGCAGATAGGTTACCAATGGGACGCAGGCCAAAAGGCTTATTTACGTTTGCCATTTGTAGCTCCTACAAAAATTTAAAGTATCAACGTTTTATTGTTGACGGAATGTTGTGCGCGAGCTCCTCTCGGGGCTCTGAATCCGCATTGTAGAGTGTGCGTTCTCTCGCATCATCTCGTTGTCAACAGCGTGTAACTGTTCCTGAGCCTTACGGCGGTAATACTCGTTGCGCTCTGCAATAGTCTCATCGGGAACTCTTGCAAGCAAAAGTCCACCTACAGAAACAACTCCAGCATGCTTACCGTCATCAACGGTAGGCATCATGCCTTGATATTCTTCTGGCAACTCTTCAAGACGGACTAGT